CAGTGTCACGCCTAGCCAAGCACCAGAACATGGCACGTTGTGGTTCTACAACAGCATTAGTGATGTTGATATTATGATTCACGATGGGTCAGCAACTAAAAATGCTTGGAAAGGTTACAGAACTATTGGTGCCAGTGGTGATGCTCGTGGTTTTGATTTATCACTAACTGACCCCAACGGTGTTATTGTGTCTGCGTCTACACCAATTGCCCAGAGCAATGGTACTACAGCACTGGCCTTGGGCGATCTGTGGCTAGACACTAGCGATTTGGAAAACTACCCTAAACTGAGTCGTTGGGAATCAGTTAGTGGTGTTAATCGTTGGGTGCAAATCGACAACAGCGATCAGACTAGTGAAAACGGTATCCTATTTGCTGATGCTCGTTGGGATACAGACGGCACAACTGAAACTATTACTGGGGCGCTAACATCAACTAAAACACTGTTGACTAACAGTTATTTGGACTTTGACGCACCAGATGCAACAGCTTACCCACGCGGTACTTTGCTGTTCAACACACGTCGCAGTGGGTTTAACGTTAAAAAATATCAACTAGATTATTTTAATGCTAGCAATTTCTCTGTTAATGTGTGGAGCGGTACAGCGTCTTATGCTGCTGGTGACCGAGTGGTTTTCACGAACGGTAAAATCTACAGTGCTAAAGCTGTTGTTACAGCGCCAAGTACTCCGGGGACAACCAATCCAGCGCCGGTCAGTGCTCCTGCTTCTTGGGCCGAGCTAGAAAGCAGCCCTTGGGTAACAGCAGCAGGCAATAGAATCAACGGTAGTCCTTATATGGGCAATCGTGCGGTACGTGCCTTGGTAGTGCGAGCTCTAAAAGCCGCTATTGACACCAATACATCCGTGAGGAAGGCACAGACTTCACTCTAATTGCTGCTCCGGGATATCCTGAATTGATTCCTAACATGGTTTCGCTAAACAATGATCGTAGAAATACCGCGTTTGTTATTGGTGATACATCCATGCGTCTTGCACCGGTTAGCACAGAACTGCAAAATTGGAGTAAAGGCACTTCAAGTGGCAACATGTACGATGAGGCAATTCGTGTTTCTGACAGTTATTTGGCTGTTTACTACCCGTCAGCGTTGTACAACGATCTCACTGGAAACACCATTGCTGTTCCACCAAGTCATATGGTGCTACGCACAATTGTACACAGTGATTCGCTCAGCTTCCCGTGGTTTGCACCAGCTGGCACACAGCGTGGACTAGTAGACAATGCGTCAAGTCTAGGTTATGTAGATGCTAAGACTGGGGAGTTTGTTACATTTGGTATGAGTGAAGGTATCAGAGATACACTTTATGAAACCAAGGTCAACCCAATTACTTTCCTACCCGGTACTGGTATTGTAGTATATGGCCAAAAGACTCGTAGTCCAGCATCTACTGCACTTGATAGAATTAACGTAGCTAGATTAATTTCTTATCTGCGTGAAGCTATTAATCGTCTAGCAAGACCGTTTATTTTTGAACCCAATGATAAAATTACTCGTGATCAAATCAAACAAATTATCGAACAAATGCTCAACGGTCTAATGGCCCAACGTGCGTTGTACGACTATTTGGTAGTGTGTGATTCGACAAACAACACACCTAGTAGAATTGACCGTAACGAGTTGTACGTTGATGTCGCTATTGAACCAGTTAAGGCAGTGGAATTTATTTACATTCCACTGCGAATTAAGAATACTGGTGAAATTGCTAGTAATTTTTAATTTAAAGATTTAGGAGATTTAATATGTCAGTGGCATCATTAACAAGATTTACAGTTCCGCTCAACAACCAGCAGAGCGCGATATCGCAAGGGCTGTTAATGCCCAAGCTCAAATATCGATTCAGAGTAACCTTTGAGGGGTTTGGTCAAGGGTCACCCGTGACTGAACTAACTAAACAGGTTGTGGATTTTACTCGACCTAATGCTACATTTGAGCCAGTAACTGTGGATGTTTACAACAGTAAAGTTTATTATGCTGGTAAACCCAGCTGGGAAACAGTAACAGTCAATGTACGTGATGACGCACAAGGGCAAATTGCTGTTCTTGTTGGACAGCAGGTACAAAAACAATTTGACTTTTTACAACAAGCCAGTGCTGTTACTGGTGTTGATTATAAGTTTATTACACGTTGTGAAATTCTAGACGGTGGCAATGGATCACAAACTCCAAGTATTCTCGAAACATGGGAGTTGTATGGTTGTTTCTTAAGTCAAGTCAACTATGGCGAGTTGAATTATTCACAGAGCGATCCTGTGCAGATTCAAATGACCATTAGATTTGATAATGCTGTACAGACTCCGGCTGGTACAGGTATTGGTAACGGTACTAATAGAACAAGACGCGGCCCAACCATTTAATGGATTGTGAATGGCATCGCTTAAAGACTATGCCCATGGTCAACGTTTATTTGGGGCTAATCAAAATAGATTAAGCCCCAAATTCAGTTTTCTTTATCATGTGTTTTTTGACCTTAACCCTGCGGCTAATCTCAAGACCATGTATTCACCGGGCAGTGATTGGGTTAAAGAAGTAGGTATGTTGGTTAAAAGTGTCGATTTGCCAAAATTTGACATACAGACCAAAGAGTTAAACGCATATAATCAACAAATCACGGTTCAAACTGGCATTAAATACATGCCAATATCAATTCAGTTTCATGACGACAGTGCTGATGTAGTCAAGGGATTCTGGGAAGACTACATGTCTTTTTATTATGGCGATGCTTATAATGACCTCAACACCGCCGTTCAAATGCGAAAAAATAGATATTCTATTCCGGCGAGCCAAAATTGGGGTTACTTACCTAGAGAAAATGTAAGCTATCTAAATAGCGTAGAAATTTACAGCATGAGCATGGATAGTCAATATACTTTAATTAACCCCACAATTGACACGTGGCATCATGGAACGCATCTTGCAGGGCAGAACGAATTTATTGGTCATACCATGACTCTTAGGTATGAATATGTGCGTTATTCTGAAGGTGATATAGGGACTAGCCCAAATACTGCAATTAAAGGGTTTGGTGGAATACATTATGATTCAACACCAGGCAATATGATTCAAGGTTGGACAGCTAGTGGCGGTAACGGGCAATCCAACATAACAAGATACGGGCCAAACCAAGCCGAACCGCAAGCTCAAACATTAGAAGATCGTTTAAAGAAAACTGTATATCGACCCGGACAAGCAGTTATCAACGACACTGTTAACAAAGCAGCAAACGCGACACGTAATTTTAATATTAATAATACAATAGCAAACGCGTCATTACCGCCAGCACTGAGCAACATAATGTCTCAAGGAGCAGCCGGCTTGTCGGCTGGTAATTTCCCAAGCCCCAACAAATAATTTATTAAACAACGATAAATTATGGAAAGTAATCTCATAGCTCAAACCAGTCTTGACACTGGACTAACTCAAAAATATTTTAATACAAAATATATTTTACCACCACATATCTCAGATAATGTTTACGATGCTGTAATCAGTTATTTTGAAAGTGTTGCTAATGGTCGAGCAGCCGCAGAAAATTTAGCGGCAGCATTTATTGATTCTTGCACTTATCAAGGCCAAGATATTATGTTGACTTTGGGGTACTTAAAAGCAGTACCCGAAGCCAATCAAACCAGTACAATTTTATTTTTACTTAACAGCGTTCGAACAGGTACGTCATTGTTAGGGTCGCAATATAAAAAAGTGTCAAATCGATACGTATCTAGACAAATAATATTTTAAACGGCATGGCCACTAGTAAAGGTATATTCTTACCTAAAAATCCCAGCAAGGTTATTGGAAAAGGCGCAATTAAATACAGAAGCAGTTGGGAGCAGGTGTTTATGAATTTTTGTGACAACAATCCCAGTGTTGTTAATTGGGGTAGTGAAGTTCTGCGGATACCGTATCGCAATCCTATTACCAAGAAAAATACCATCTATATTCCCGACTTTGTTGTATCATATATAGATCGCAATGGGCGTCAACACACCGAGGTGATTGAAATTAAACCCTTAAAGGAAGCAGTAATGGAACGTGCCCGCAGCCCTAGGGACAAGGTCATGTTGGCTATTAACATGGCCAAATGGTCAGCAGCGCAAGCGTTTTGTGCCAACAACAATTTGGTTTTTAGACTAGTGACTGAACAACAACTTTTTGCGAATGGTCGATAAACGTTAAATAAACGTATGACAAAGAAACTAGTTGAACTATTTAATCTTGCTGATGCTGACCTTGAGGAGAATCCTCCCGAGTTTGACATTCCAGTACCAGCCACATTAGAGGAAATCGACAGTATCATTGAGCGTGTGGATCTAGCACTGCCTACAGTTCGCGATCTAGACACAGCTGATCAAGAACTAGACAGTTTAGCGCAAACTGCTCGTGATGGGTATGATCAAATGATGGATCTAGCAATGAATGTAGAGCCAAGATTCAGTGGTCCTATTTTTCAAACTGCGGCTACTATGATAGGACATGCTATTACAGCTAAAAC